TAAAAACTTAGGTCTACCCTTTTCATTTATAGTACTAGCATCAAATCCTAATATTTTTGCTACTTCATTTTTACTTCTAACTGTAGATATTTCTTTTAATTCTTCTATTAATTTTTTAGAAAATAATAAATCAGGTCTTGTTTGGGTTTTTCTAGCTGACGTAGCGGTAGTTCTGTCAGTTTCCCCTCTATTAACTCTACTCTCTGGTAAAAAGTCTTTAAACATTTTCTTACCAAACGCTTCGGCTAGTTTACCTTTTCTATTGCTAACAGTAGATGGTTTTTCTTTTGTAAAGAAATCTACAGTAGCATCTGCACCAGGGTTTAATATGTCATAAAGCATAACACCTTGAGCTTCGTTTTCTACAAAAGCTCTACCTGAGTCTCTATACTTTCTTATATCAGCTTGAGTTGTTAGACGTCTATTAGGTTTAGTAAACATTCTAGGTTTACCTTGCTTCATTAAACCTTTATCTAGCTCTATAAGATATTTTAAATCTAAATCTCTTATGTTGTTATAATTTTCTCTTACGAAGGTTTTATAGTCTTGACCTTTTAATACATTGTCTTTAATCCAGTTCTTAAGTTCAGCTCCAGCTAATTGATCTACTCTTGTTCTATATTTAGGATCACTAACAGGTGGTAATTTACTTACTATAGGTTCTGATATTTCTTTAAATGATTTAACTTCTTCTTGAGTTAAACCTTTTTCATTACCTCTTTTTATATTTCTTCTAAATGTAGACTTAGGTTGTTCTTTAACTTCTCTATCTACCTCAGCTATAATATCTGTTGAAGTATCTTCAATGTCAAATGTTTGACCTTCACTAGTAGGCTTATCTATACTACGAGCATCAGAATCTACTCTAGTAGCATAATCTTTTTTAACATCTAATAAAGCTTTCTGAGCAATACCACCTAAACCTCTTTGATCTGCTTTACCATATAAATAACTAAACAAACTTCTTCTATTTCCATCTACTACAGGTTTAAAATTATTTAAAGCTCTAAGCTGTAAATTTTCTTTTATCTTTCTATTAACCTCTTCTTTAACCTCAGAGTCTAATCCTTGTAAATTATTATCTCTATTTATTAATTGATTTATATAGTTGTTAAATTGAGAATTATTTTCTATGTTTTCAAAAGCGTCTATAGCTGCTTCACTGTTTTTAAAATCTTCATTAGTGACTAAGTCTTCTGTAATGTTTTGATCAAAAGAATTAGACATAGATCTAGTATCAACACTTATAGGTTTAGAAGCAACCATTTTAACAGGTTGTTTAGCAGGTTCTTTTATTGGTACAACTCTAGTAGTTTTAGATGTAGAAAGAGTAGGTTGTTCTTTTATATTATCTTCTGCAAGAGATTTCAATTCTTCTTGAGCTAAAACTTCACCTTTAGTTCTTAGATCTTGATCAATGTTAACCTCTCCTTTTACAGCTCTTTTTTGAGCTTTAGTTACGTTACCTTCTTTTAAGTTGTCAGCATAATCATTTAATACTTCTAATATATTGTTTTCGTTAATATCTAGTTTCATACCTAGATTTTGATAGAGTCTTCTAATTCCTCTCTTTAGCTGTCTAGAAACAGAGTTATTTGTATCAAAAAGACCCCTTTCTCTTAACTGAGTATAGTAAGGCATAACCTCTTGCATCACTGCGTTACCATCATAGTTTTCGTCTTCTCTATATTTATCTAATTGCCTATCTAATACTGCTGCTGCTTTTGGATTTTGCTTTCGCATTTCGTTCATAACCTTATCAGCAAGCGCGTAAACTATATTTTTATTTTCTAATTTTGAAAAAGCAATGTCAGTAAATAAATGAGTCCCCTCGTGAATATCAACTCCTTCTGCTGCGTTTTGTGATAATAATATTACTCCTTTTGAAGGTATATAACTACCTTCGTTTCTAAACTCTCCGTTTTCGTCTACTAATTGATCTACGTCTATACCATATTCATCTGCTATAGACTGAGCTTCTGCTGGTGAAAATACTCTTACTGCAGTTTGCTTAGGATCAAAATCTATCTTATTAGCTTCTACTTGCTCTTGTACTTCTTCCTCTGTAAGATTTGGATTTTCATCTCTTATTACTTTTTCTATATCTTTATTATCTAGATTTACTTTTTCTTCTGTGCTTATCACAAGAGCTTCTTCTAGCGATGATACAGTCTTATCTTTATCTACTTTAGCGTTGTTACTATCACCAGAAACATCAGCCATTTCGTTATTTATAGCTTCTATCTGTTTATCTATTCTACCAGTAGAACCTTTAGCTAAATTTTTCTTTTTATTTTCTAATGCTTTTTTACGTTGAAGCAGAGCTGCTATTTGCATCTGAGCTCTACCATTCAAACCGTCGTCTATTTCATTATAAAGATTATAAGTTTCATTTGCGTCTTGAATTTTTTGTTTTTTATCAGCGTCACTAAGTGTATTATCAGAAGATATTTTACTTATTTCATTTTGCAAAGCATCTGCATCTCTAGCCGTATTAGCATAAAACTCATATAGCTTATCTGTTTGCTGTCTTTCTTGAAATGTAGTATTTTTTTCGTAATCACTTAGTATAGCTTCGCTTGGGCTTGAAGCCATAGTAAAAGCAGTACCACCAGCGCCTGATAGAAAAGACACTTGCATCATATGGTTTAATTGCTTTTTAAATTCAGGACTGTCAAAATCTGGTATATCAAAATTTATATCATCACCAGTGGAGTTTTGAAACCATTCATCTATTTGTATAGCACTGTAAAACTGAGTAGTTTCTTCTATTGTTTCTAATAAACCTGCAGTTGTAAATTTTTTACCACCTCTAATTACTTTAGCAGCACTATCACCTAAGTACTTATTAACAGCTATTTGAACTTCTCTAGCAGTTACATTACCATTAGTTAATTTTCTTAGTACATGATTAGTTATATTATTAACCATGTCTGTTGATTTTTTACCTGGTATTTTACCACTTAAAATCTTACCAGATAAATGAGACAAAGCACCTTCTACAGCTGCTTGAGTGTAAGCATATAGCATTTGTCTAGACTTTGGATATGACTCTTCGTATCTTTTCATAGCGTCTTTTCTGCTAACGCCATTTTCCATTAATTCTTTTACATACTCTTTTTGTCTGTTTTGATTTGCAACATTACTTTGAGACATGCTACTTAAAAAGAAACCAGCACCTAACCCACCTAGTGGAGCACCCATAGCAGAGGCTGCCATTTGAGTAAATGCAACTATAGTTCCACCTACTAAGCTGTCTGCAAATTTTTGAGAATATTTTTCATCATTTCCTATACCTACTAGCTTATCAACTATTGCTTTTTTAGTTGACTCCATAGTAGCTTCTTGTGATTTAAAAGTAGCTAAATTAGCGTTATATTCTCCTTCAGATATTAAACCCATTGAATTACCCACGTTGTTTATTCCTCTAGCAAAATCACGCATTATATCATTAAAACCAGCTTGAGTATCTACAAATTGAGTAGCAAAAACATCGTATACTTCTGTAAATGGATTACCAGAAAATTCTTGATTTTGTTTTCTAGCAACTCTGTCGTTATTTTTATATCTTAACACAGCTTTTAAACCTTCTAATGTTTCGTAGTTGTTTAAATATGATTCTATATTGAAAGATATTCTACCTGTCTCAACTTCTAAGTCTTTATTTTTCTGTATTAAAACATCTATTTGTTCTTTTTCTTTTTCATAAAGATCAGTATAGTCATCAATTAAACCGTTGACATTATCTAATCTTTTTTCTTCCTGCTTGTCTTCCCACTTTTGATACTTTTTTACTAAAGCGTCTGCATCATCTGGATTTTCAGTAACAGCTATTTTTAGTTCTTCTCTTTTAGATGTTACATTATCTACATAAGCCTTGTTTATATCTTCTATCTCGCTTTTAGTAGTTTCTAGCTTGTTAGTAACGTTTTTAGCAAGGCTTTCACTTTCTGCGTTATTTTCTTTATACTTATCTATAATCTCTTCTCCTCTTTTTTGCTCATCTTGTATTTTATTTACTAAGCCTTTTTCTTTATTCTCTATCTCTCTATTTTGTTGTTTAATTGCTTTATCACTTCCTTCATAATATCTTGGTAATGCTCCTTCTCCATCATATGTATATTCAGCGGCGTTGTCTTTAACAAACTTCATATAATTAGCTATGTCTTCAGGAGTTTCTTCACTTTGAAATATATTTATATCTTTTTTACCCAGTGTCAAACTTGAAGATAATCCTTCTCTCTGCATTGCTTTGTTGAAAGCGTTTCTTTGTTGCGATCCACTTTTTAAATAATCTTTTAAAGGCTCTAAACCGTTTGCTTCTAGAGTTGCATTATAATCTATATCTCCATTTTCTTCAAATACAGGGTTTTTATAAGTTATAACTTCTTTACCATCTACTATAGTTCCTAAACCGTGGTTTAAATAATTATTATTTAATTTAGTTGCTATATCTCTAGGGTTTTCACTAGATAAAAACCTAGCTCCATCATAGACCATTTTATCACTAAAAGGATTCCAAACTTGATGAAAATCATTTTCTCTACCTTTTATCTCAAACTCACCACTATCGTTGTCAAACTTGTAGTATTTAGTTCCAGAGTTTGGCAGTACATTTTGAATATTAGGGATTTCTTTTTCTTCTCCTATATTTTCTGTGTTTCTGTTTAAATAGTCTCTATTAGAAGCTCTTAAAGCGTTTTGATTAACTAGATTATCATATCTCCTTATCTCTTTCTCTTTTTCTTGCTGTAGCTTTTCTATTTCTTTTTCGTCTGTTGCATCTTTTATTTTACTATTTAAATCTTTTAATTTGCTTAAATGACCTTCTTCATCTATGTCTAATAAAGATAAATCTTGAGCTTGACTAGCAGTAACTTCAACACCAGGCAGTATGTTGTCTTTTTGAGTAATTACCCCAGCATCTTTATATATATAAGCATTTAGTTCTTTATCTTTGATAGCCACTGGTTTTCCTTCAAAAAGAATAGGATTACCATCTGCATCTGCACCTGTTTGATATACTGGTATGTAAAAATTACCTTGATCTCTAAGAACACTTCCTTTTATAACTTCATCTTCTATTTTAAATACATCTTCGTCAACAAAATCTTTAGATGTTTTATCAAGCTTTTTTAATTTTACAAGATTTTTAGAAACATCTAATTCACCTTCGCCTTTTAAATCTTTTTCTTTAAATAACGATATATCAATCTCACCTGTATTTTTATAGTGGTCATAAGCATCTTTTTCTGATCTAAGTTGGCCTCTAGATGGATTGTCGAACTCTGCTTTCTTTCGCTCTTCAAAAGCTGTATAGTCAAAAGGTTTTACTTGTTGCTGAGTGTTTTTGTCTATATCAAAAGTTACTTTAGCTTCTTTAAACTTCTCACCATCAATATCTATCTCTTCTAAAATATCTATTTCTTCACCTTTTGGTATGCCTACTTGATTTTTAGATGCAACATATTTTTTAGGTGGATCAGAAATTTCAGGTTTTTGTTTTAGCTGTTCAGTGTCTTCTTTTGGTAAAACCAAAGAAATATTTTCCTGCTTGGATTCCGTACTGTCCGTAGGACTTGCCACTACAGGTGCAGCATCCGTTGCAGTGGCCTGAGGCTTTTCCACCTCTGTAGGTTTGTTGTCAATATCCCATTGTTTAACTAATTCTATAGTTTGTTCTTTAGTCTTACCTTGGTCTAGCATAGACTGAGCATACTCTTTTCTAGTCATAATTTAATTATTTTGTAAGATTGTTAACTAAGTCTTCTGCTGATTCTTCTTCCTCTTCATCAAACATATCTATTCTATTTTTCCAAGTATTATCATACTTTTTTGGATCTAAATCTTTATATATGTCTCTTTTAGCTTGTTTAATTTTTTCATTAAAAGCAACTGGATCTTCTTGCATTAATTTTTCAATTTCTTCTTTTTTCTCTTTCCATAAATCACCATGCTCTGCTTCATCTCTAGCTTCTCTTAATGTTAAATCTCCATTAGCTAATAACATCAAATCTAAAGTGCTCATGCTACTATTAAACTCATAATCTGCAAGCTGTTGTCTTATTTGTTTAGGATATTCTGAAGGAACTTTACTCATGTATTCTTCTTCAAATATTATTTGAGCACCTTCTCTAGTTAAATCTCCATTGTCATCTCTATACTTGTCGTATTTTTTATTTGCATATTTAGGATCGGTAAAACCAAAATCTTGTAGCCCGCCACCAGTTCCTGATCCAGACTTGCTTTCATAATCAAATATTTTAGAAGCTGTATTGTATACAAAATCATCTTTCTCTTTTTCTTTTTTACTTTCTATATTTATGTTCCCCTCTTCAGTTTCTCCTTCAACTTGTAAATCTTCAGGTAATTTTTCTTCTTCAACTTCTAAATTTTTAGCACTCTCTGCGATTTGTTTGTTGACGTCTTCTGTAGGATCATCCAATGCTATTTGCATTGAAGCAGCTCCCGCTTCTAGTGATTGATTAGCTAAAAAATCTAACGCAGGTTTATAATACTCATCATAAAAAGCTTGATAAAGCTCTTTATCTTCTTTAGTAGCGTTTTCTCTAGTAGCATTAGCTATTATCTCATCTGATGATAAACCGTTCCAAGCATCAGGGTCGTCGCCTGTAGGCCATTGATTTTTAACTAAACCAGCTTCATACATTTGATCTTCCCAAATACTTTCAGCTATATTTCCATCTCCTTGTAATAAGCCTCTAAAGCTACCACCTGTTGCTTTTTCTTTAGGTTTTGAAGGATCATCCCCCATTATACTATTTTTATAATCCACCTGCTGCTGAGGTGTCATACTATAAGTATCGTTAGCGCCTTTTGTTATAAATGTTGGGTTATAAACACCTTCGTCATTTTTGTTTTTAACAATATCGCCGTAAAATCCTATAGTTGTTTCTTCAGTTGGTATTGCATATTTTAAATAATCTTCACCTCTGTCTTGAGATCTATTAAATTCAGTTATATTAAGAGATGTATCACTTTTAGTGTCATAAAGTATTATATTATTACCTTCTCTTTTAAACTCTATATCTTCAGCCTCACTTCCACCACCTGTTATTTTTCTTATTATTTGCAATTGACTAGATGGAGCTCCAGCGTTACTTAATTTACCACCACTGTTAAGATCTGCTGTAGAAGCTTCTTTAATTGCTGAGTTAAAAGCCAACATATTAGCAACACCTTTCCCATACTCATCAATCATATTTTCTATATTTGCTAAATCTTGCATGCCTAAAGAAGGGTCTTTCATGTTCTTCATATTGTTTTTAATACCATAATAGTCGTCTATTATACCATTCATAAAAACATCTGCTTTTTTATCAGTTCCTTCATATCCAGTTTCATAATCTGCACTACCTACTTTTTTATATAATTTTTGAGTTGCATTAGCATAATCTTTGTTTAGTTCAGCTAAACCATCTGCTTTAGGTGCTATGGCTTGAGTGGCAAAAGTACTTGCTATATTAGTCAAAGCAGATAAATTTTGACTAGTTCTAGCTTGCTGGGTAGCTTCTCTTTGAGAACTTCTTTTTAGCGATTGATCTAGTAGAGTTTGATTCAACTCTAAAGCACCGTCTTTCATTTGTTTTGGTTGTCTATAACTCATTGTATATATATTTAAGCCATTATGCTGTTAGTGTAGCCAGTTTGAATAGCGTTTAAGTTGTCTAAAGTTCTTTGTTCGGTGTTATCCAATTGAGTAGCCGCCCTATCTATATCTGCATTTTGCCTGTTTTCAGTAGTATTGAACTTGAACTTTTCACCTTCCGCTATTTGAGTCTGCAATTGTTGTGCTCCTTGTGCAGCTAATTTTTGATTATTTGCCTCTTGTTGCTCTAGTGATGCTGCTATACTTTTTTTACTTTGCAATGCTGCTTGCGCTAATGCTGTAGCACCACCAGCACCACCACCTGTAGCTGCTATAGTATCTAGTGTGTTTGCTAAAGCTATATCTGTTTGTTCAGCTTGAAACTCAGCAGCTTGAGTAGCAACTCCTAGATTAGCCATTTGATTAGTCATACCTGCATATGGGTTTATAGCCGGTTGTCTATTCTTTAATAAATTATCTAAATGATCTTTTTTTGCTTTTATTAATTTTTTAGCTTGATCTCTAGCCTCATTGATTTTATTTGCTCTATTGGTTTCTTCTATTTCGAGAGCTTTATTATTATCTTTACAACCCATGTTTATTTATTTACTTTATTACTTTAATTATTTTATGCAAAGGATCTTTGTCTATATGCCAGTTTTTCTTTTTAAAAGTTGATATTAAACTCTTGTTGTCACTAACAGTTATTATGTATTTTTTACCAGCTGTTTCAACCATGTTTTCTACTACGTTTACTAAAGTTATTAAAGCTTTGGCTCTAGTTATTCTATTAGCTTTTTTGTCAGATATTATCCAGTCAAACCACACTATGTTTGAGTTACTCCAAAACAAGAAACCTGCTATTATAGGTTCGTTATTTTTTTCAATCATAACACCACCTTTACCATTTTCTGGTAACATATCTTTAGGTACTGGATCCCAACCCCAGTCTTTCCACCATTGTACTAGTGTACTGTAATCTTTTTCTGTAAGATTTCTTACGTTTAATTCCATTTAATTTAATTTAATATGACGATACAACATACTTAGTTCCAGCTGACCAAAGTTCTTTAGCTCCGCCTAGATTTGTTGTTGCATCTGTTTCTATTGTTACTGTAGCAAAATATCCTTTAATACCAGATATTTGATTTCCAAAAATAATCTCACCAGCTCTAGCTACTGAATTAGATATTAAGTTTGAAACATATCTGTTTTCTTTTCTATTGAAACCAGCTCTTAAAGGTTGTCCTGTAACGCTGTCTGTGTATAAGCCTTCATCATAACTTCTTATAGAAATTAAAGTACTTGGATCTACATAGTTTTTGTCTTGATCTTGAATGTAATTTGAAGTACCCGTAGCTGGATTAGGATCAAATCCTGTAAAGCCAGAAACAAATGAAGTAACTTCCCAACCATTACTACCCTCGTAAGAAGCGGTTTGAAAGTTTTTGACTATTGAGGACTGATCGTTAAATATGAAAGTAACATTAGAAGGTTTTCTTACTCCATAAAATAAGCCCCTACTACTAGATGTATCATCATAATGCTTGTATAAAGTAGAGTTTTGTACACTATAAAAGTTATTTAAAACACTAAAAATAAAATTTGGTTTAAATGTAAAAAAGCTAACCCAACCATTTATAGACTCATCAAAAGCTAAAGTATCATAAGTGCTTTCAAGTGTTGATACTTGATTTGGTGTTTTTTGTATAGATAATACATAGTTTTTGTTATGTATGTCCCATCCACCTATTAACTTACCTCTAGTCTTATAATTAAAAGTTATTTCGCCTGATAAATTACTACTAAATAATTGTGAATAATATATAATAGTATTACTTCCTGATATAGTTACATATTTTATATGACCAGGATTTTCATATATACTCATCCCAGCCGTAATATTTTGACCTGATGTTATACTACTTGTTAATATTGAAACTTTTGTAGTGCTAGTTTGGCCAAAGCCATTTACAGTACCTTTAACTACTTGGTTAGTAAAGTTACTGTTAACATCAGATAAACTATCTCTAAAATAATCTTGCATGCCATACATGTTTATTTCAGTTAAACCATCATTAGACAGTCTCATTATAGCATTTCTATTTTTATCTGCAAAATACTTCCTATAGTTATATATTGCAAATGATTCTGGATTTTTACTTATTCCATATTCTCCTTTATAAGGAACAAACTGTCCTATTACAGCTTTACCTGCTTGAGTTTGTGTTCCACTTTCAGTTGTATATATAGTGTCTTTCTCTATTAAAGCTCTATGTATTTTATTTTCTTGAAAAACTATTAGATTAGTATCTTCAGCATAAGTTTTTTGTATTGAGCCGTGTGATGGATCTAAAGATTTAGTTATAGCATCACCTATTGAAAAAACATTAGTGTCATTTACACCTGTTCTAGAGTTATAAATACCTGAATATATAAGTGTATTTATTCTTTTTTGTTGTAAAGGATATTGTTCATCTAAATAAGCCCTAACACCGTTGTCTGTAGCTGTGTTATTATAGCCACCCCTTATTCTAGCTTCTTCTACAAAGTAAGTATTAGTATTAGATGTCGTATTAGTATCTGTACCATAAGCAACTCCTGGTGGCATAAAAATTCCCGCATTATTTTTTGTCTGTACTTTTCTTACAATATAAGAATTAAACCATTCTATCTCTAATGTTGCACTCATGTTTATTTTTTAAATTATTCACTAACTGGGGTTACTGGTGGATCTGGAGCTACAGGTGAAGCGGTTGATCCTATTGCAACAGCGTTGTTTAAATCAGATATTAATCCAGATGTTGAAGTTTCCCAAAATATTTCTAACCTAGATTCTGCAGGTTTTATTTCAAAAATTCCTAAAGCAACATTTTTGTCTCCTGATTTTCCTATTATTTGACCATCTGGCATTGTTAATATTATAGCGGGAGGATCACTAGCCGCAGCATAAACACCTTCTGATTGTACTGGCGTTTTTCTAGTACCATTACTATCTAGCTCTGCTAAGCCTATGTCTGTTATTTTGCCATATGCGTTTATTGACGCTGTTGTTGTGCCAAAATAAAATTGAGTTGGAACATATACAGTACTTATTAAACTAGTAGTAGAGCCTACTCTAGGATATAGCTCAACGTCGCTAGTGCCAAATTGAGTTTGCTCAGGGCCTACGGCATTTAAATCAGCTGGAATTTTATTAACATTGTCAGATATTAAACTTGTTACAAAACTATTTTGTGAAAATGTATACCCACCACTATCAGTAGTACCTCCGTCATTTGAAACTATAGCAGAAGATGTAGATATTGTAGAGATATTTCCTACATAAGCATTGTAATAATCTCCAGCTTGTTGCTTAACTACTATTTTATATGAATACCAACCTAGTTTATTTTCATCTTTAAATATTGTAACATTATATGATGCTGTAGCTTGGTTTGTTATCTCATCAGCAATTGTTATTCTCGATGTAGTAGTGTTTACTGAAGTAATACTAGTTATAACTCTACCTGCATCACCCGTAGGTACTTGAATAATGTCACCCACTTGATAATTTGATATTGTTCCTACTGTATACTGTGTTCCACTATTATTAACGGTAAATGTACCTATTATAGTTGGCGCTTGATACAGTCCAGGATAACCTTCAGCATAACTAGCTGTAGAAGGTATTGCATTTCTCATTAATAATCTTATAGCATCACCTTTCCAGTTCTGCGGGTTATTTGATAATTTAGATTTATATGGATGGTATATGGTTGAACCATCATAAACAGTTGTTCCACCATCTTGGCTTTGTTGGAAGTCAGTTATAGAAGATAAAATAACATCTGACTGTCTACCATATCTATCAGCTAATACTATACCTATTTGATAAGTTCTATTTTGCTTTACGGTATGTGTAGGGTATGATATACAAGAGTTATTATATATGTCTCCACTAGCAGCGGAAGTTGGATTAACGCTAGTTGCCTTTTGAAATATTTGAACGTTGTAATCTAAGTTTTCTGGTGGCGTGTGCTTATTTACAAAATTACCATAAACTATTCTATTGCCTACAGAACTTTGTGACAATGCTCTAATAGGAACCTTGTCGAAAACTCTAGTTGTTTCATTAGCAGGTAAAGTTCTAAAAGGTTTTCTTGATTGGTAGTTGTAAATAAAATTTTTAGTATCATTGTCACTACCGTCTGGATTTTTTGAAAAAACAGATGAATCTATAGTTTCTAAAACCTGTATAGCAAGTCCATCAGATTCTTTGTATAAAATATCTAATTCTATTACTTTTAAATTAGGCTCAAGAGCACTCCAATTGTAAGGACTAGGTACGTTGAGTTGTATTGAATTTACAGAGTTTTCAAAAAACGGTAATATAGTGCTTGCCATTATTGCAGTTTCTCCAAACTCTTGTTTAGGTATTAATGTTCCTGCAGAATTAAAGTTTTCTACAGCTCTATCAGATATATATCCATCTTGAAAAGGTATAAAAACAGGTTGAGTAAAAGGTGATATTAAAGAATATTCTCCATCTTCAAATTTAAATCTATAAGCAAATCTTGAAAATTTATCTTTTAAAAAATCATTATCACCAGGAAATGTGTTTATGTAATCTGGATTAGGCCAACTAAGTTCAGCTACAACTGCAGCAAAACCAGTTAGATTATTAGGTATACCATGAGCCCCGCTCAATTGAAGAGTTTCATAACCTCCAGCAGTGGTTATAGCTGTTACTGTTGGTAAGTTATTAGGGTCAGTGTAACCAATAGCGTTAAATCTCATTGTAGTTTTGCATGTTGAACTAGCGTTTTGCAACTTACATGATGTAGTACTTACAAACGCGGTAGATCCTAGACCAACAACAATAATAGAAGGAGGCAAAAACTCATCATTAGCATTTTGAGCAGATTTTTCTATAAGTTGAATTGTTGACTCGTTTTTAGAACCAATAGTGGATGTGGTGGTAAATTGGTAAGGTGAAGTATATTTTACTGTTTGTACATAAGCAGCAGTTCCTGCAATATTCATATTAGCTCTACAATTGTCTCTAGTTAAAACAGTGGTAGTAGTATAAGTTGTGCCACTACCAGAAACACTACTTATAGATATATTATTATATAGCTTAATAGGTTCGTATGGATAATATTTCGCTACTGATATTTGATCTTCTGAGTTATAATGATCTTGAGAATCAATAGCTTTATCTACATTTATTTTTCTTGGCTGATTACGATTATCTGTAAAAAACAATAAGTTTTCTATTAAATTTACGCCAAAAACTGGAGATGTTTTAGAAAAATTTAAAAACCTACCAGTAACTAAAGTATTAGTTGTGTTATTGGTTAAGTCTCTCATTATGATATAATGTAAACTATTATATGGCGCAACATTACTTAACATATCTAAAGAGGTATCTGTATAATCAGTGACAAAGAAGAAAGCTCTATTATTGCCATCGTCTTCTAAATAACCTATAACTTCTAATCCACTTTGAGACGAAGGTAAATTAGCTACTAAAGTATTACCTAAAACATTTTCTAAAGCACCAACATCATCTCCCTCTGATCTACTTATATTTACATTTTGAGCATTTCTATATTCTCCATTAGATAAAAGTCTATCGTCAAGATCTTTGTTCATCTTTGACTTAGTAAAAGTATTTTTTATTTCTGGCATAATCAGTGTTTAATCCATTTAGATTTACCACGCATTACTTGAACTATTTCATCAAGTTTTATATTTGATAACCTTATTTTAGCATTTCTTAATTTTGCTGATCTTTCTCTTTGGTATCTTTGAACGATGTATTCTGGGATGTTTGTTTTTGTTGATAGTATAGAATGATTAATATGAGCATATAATGCGTCCTCGGCCATCTTAGGCACCTTAGAATCTATGTCATAGGCTAATCCATCTGAAATATATTCTAAAACTATAAGTTTATTAGCTAAATCACTAGAAAAAGTAAATTTACCTTCTCTTTCATTTATTTGAAACCAACCATTCATTTGTGAAACTTGTGGATCTAAACCATATCTTTGTCCATAAGTTAATTTCCACCAATCTCTACTATATACATTAACATCGTTTTCGTCAATATTTCCAGTTATATCTTTATCACTAGCTGTATTCCATTTTTCTTCTGTTAAAGATTGATCTGCTTGAATATTTTTACTAAAATTGTCTTGGATTGGGACTCCTGATTCATCTTGCAATGGTAAAGTAAAAGGTGAGGATGTTAGATTATTAACTGGATATATTATGTGTTGAACACCACTGCTGTCTATCCATGAACATCTAACGTAGTTTACATAGTCTTGTGGTATTGGAACACCTAAACCAGGAGGTATTGTTAATTCTTGAGATTTAATACTTTTTAAAGTATCATAACTAAACTCTTGTAAACCTCTTTTAGCGTGGAATATAACATCAGTTCTGCTAATTCTATTTATTAATTTATCTTCGCCAACGTAGGCTACTATAAAGTTGTTTATAATATCGTTTAGACTAGTATACTCGTAACTACCGTAATTTCCCTCTATTGCAGGATTTTTTAACTGTATGTAAGTAGATCCAGTATATGGACCATTCCTAAGTGTTATTATATTACTAGATGGATTAGATACGTAAGATAAATTTTCTGCTTGAGCAACACCATTTATATATATAGTGTAATTAGAAGCAGATGAAACCATACCGCCAGCACTGTCAAAAGCGCTAACAACATCAACATTAAAAGTACAATTAAAAGTTGGGTTTGATTCACCTGCTAAATTAGGAAATGTTTGTTGACCTGAATAGTATTGAGCGTTAGTTTCAGTTATTAGTCCCATATTTATTTTCTTTTAATATTAAATTTATTTATCTGCAAGTTCTTGAGCTGCTGCTTGAACTATTTGAGGATCTCTTATTACTACTCCAGCATATTTAAGTATTTCTAGTATAACTTCAGTCTGGTAGTTACTACTTATTTCAAAATCTACAGATCCAGTGGTAGGTATAATACCAGTGCCTGTGCTAGATGGTTGATACACATAGTTACCCAGAGTTGAGTTTACGCTATAAGCCCAAACAACATTTTTAGGTTTTCTTATAAAACTTGCTTCTACGTTTGCTGTAATATTACTAGGTTTTATTGTTAATTCTTTATTCTCATATAGATATACAGGGTAGTTTGCAGTAGGCGCTGTTAAATCTGATCTATCTATATTGTAAAAATAATCTCTTTGTAGTCTTTCTATTTCTACAGGTTTAGTAGATCCAAAAGTGACTGTTCCTAATCTATAAAAAGCAAATTGATTAGATGCAGGAGCATCATCATAAACAACAGCTGTGTTTGTTAATAAATCTACAGTTGGTGTAGTAAACCGCGAAGAACTTTGGTATGTACATGCACCTAAGCATTTAAATGTAGATAACTCATCATCAATATTTTCTATAGGATTACTATAGTCAAATTCATTTTGAGGTATTCTTAATTGCTTGTCTAAATCTTTAAAATAATTTTCAAATATATCTAACTGAACTTGAGTAGCTGCTTGATTAAACTCATATGGAGTTAAGTAACCACGCTGTTCTTTGTTAAGTATACTCAACACCGTTGTGTACACTGTGTTTACGTTAATCGCCATATTATTGTTTTAATCGAAGTTAGTAAATACCAGTCTTGATTTAGCTCTTTCTAGTTTGTCAGTTTTTTCTATAAGTAATCTTTGTAATACGTCTGGTCTAGTTTTTTCTCTATTTGCAAGTATAGCATAAATCATACATGCGTATAAAGCTTGTTCCGCTAGCTTAGGTATAGCAGCAGATTCATCTGTAGTAAGTGCATTTGATAAATATGTCAACGTTGCACTACCAGCATCTCCATATTTAATTGTCTTAGCTGCATAGTCTATAAAAAACTCTCCACTGGTAAGAGCGGCTAATGTAGAAACCTCAACAAGTGGTGTAGTCGCACTAAAACCAGTGTTTATTGCTGATATTACAGCAACAAAATCTGTTGGTAAAGCAATTGCACTTGAAGTTGTCACAGTAGTAGGTCCTTCTGTAAATTGACTTTTTATAGTTTCGTAAGCAAACTCTTGCAAACATCTACGAGCATGAAATATAACTTCTGTTCTTATGGCATCTGGTATTAATCTACCAGGTCCAGTATAAGAAATTAAAAAGTTATTTATAATATCATTAAGCGATATAAAAGCGTTTGATAAGGGTGTTGTTGCCATAATTTTTATTTTTGTCCGTCAATATCTATTTGTTGTTCTTTGCTATTTGCCAACTGTAAAGCTAGCTGATCCCTAGTCATAACACCTGCATAACCTAGTATTTTATCTACTAACATAGGCTCATCCGATTGATGTAACTCAAAATCTACAGAGCTTTGTGCGTTGTAAATATAATTACCAAGTTCTGTATCAATAGTGAAACCCCATTTAACGTCTGTTGGATATTTTAAAAAGTTTAACTGAATATCATTTGTTCCATTAACAATGGTCGATGGGTATAGCTGTATAACATTGTTTTCATAAGTATATACAGGGTATCTAGTAGTTGGTGCGGTTAGTGGAGATTGATTAGTAGTATAAACCTCGTGTTTTTGTATTCTTTGAACTTCTCTACCTGCGCTAGATCCTGTTTCAAAATAAACAACATCACCTAGCTCTTGCACCGCTGTTGTTGGGGTTACAGTCCCAGTAGCAGATGTGCTAAGAGTTTCAACTCTTTTAAATATTTGTATCTTTTCGTCTAATAAAGCATATCTATCAGCGTATGCTAGACTCGTTTGAGGTTGTCTCAGTAACTGGTTTAGTTCATCAAAATACTCTATGAATATTTCTTGCTGTGCTTGTGTAGCAACTTTGTTGAATTCAGTAGGTGTTAGTACACCTCTTTTTTCTTGTTGCAATACTACAAGTACAGACTTATATACCTGATTTATGTTTATAGCCATTTTGTTTTTTTATTTTTGCGTATTAGGCCCGAGTGAACGGGCCCTTATACTATTGTTACATGTTATTTTAGTTTTTTCTCTATTGATTTAAAAACTTCAACACCTTCATCTGTCTTAAACCACGCAGCTAAAGCTGAATATGGGTTCTCATCAAAAGGTACTGTCATTAGTTTACGATCATTAGACCCCCAAGAAAACACTCTATTATCACCACTAAGCTTTATTATGTTTGCTTCTCTAGCTCTAATACCTAAGTTTCTTAGTTGTACGTTTTCATCATTTGCTATAGATATAAACAATGAAGGTTGATTTTTAGCAAATAATAAAAGATCTCTCTTTAATTCTTTAGAAGTTAATTCAGATACTTTAGATCCTATTTCAACTCTTAATATAGCCTCTGCAAAATCTGGATCCATTTCCATAGCTGCATTCATTGCTATCAATTGAACTTCTATATCTTCTACTTCATCTACAGCTTCCTCAACTTTATCATATTCAGAAAATAATATGTTGTTGTGAGGGTGTTTAGATAAAAACTCTTGTAAATTCCTTTGTTCTTTAGGCACAATAAGCACACCTAGGTCAAATACCACATGCTTTAAAGTAACTTGCCCTTGTTGTTCATCTACAAATATTGACTTTTGATTTGTAGCGTATCTTAATTCTCTTTCATAACCTTTTTCTGGGTCAAACCAAACTAAAGGGTATTTTCTAGTATGTTTACTAGGTAAAGTATATGTTAAAGGATTTTTACCTCCTATTAGATAATAATTTCTATCTTTATATTCCCAAGTATCTTTTTTTACTTCAGGTTTTGCTACAGCTTTAGCTGCAGGCTTTTTCTTTTCTTTTGTTTCCATAATATAATATAATATAATAATTAATAAAGACCCCGCCTAAGCGGGATCTTATTATTGTTTAATCCTTATGAAGGATCAGCATCTCCAATAGTTACTGACTTGCAGAACAATCCAGCGCCTAAATCTACTTCAATAGCAGGTCCAGCAGTTCCAGCAGCTAATTCAATAGCGGTATTAATACCGTTTCTTGAAGCAGCTGTTAAATCAGCAGCGCTATCAGCAGAATCAGCTCCAGCTATAATAGCTATTAAAAACGTTGGTGTTGCAGCACTTTCAGCAACTACGCCGTAAGTAATACCAATGTCTTTGTTAGATGAACTAGGAGCACTAACATGTACGATGTTATCAGCAGGTAATAGATCTACAGATCCATCATATTTTTTTAACTTTATATATCCCATTTTCTTATTTTTTTAAATGTTAATAATTAATTATGCTCCTTTGAATAACACGAAGTTATTAGCAGCTTGAGTTACTAAACATCTTTCAGATAAGAAGTGTACAGACATTGCATCTAAACTTGAAGTATAAGCTCCACCAACTGAACCAGTAATCCAGTTTTTGAATCTTCGATCTTCAGTTTCAGAAGCTCTATACCTCACGTGTAAGAAAGGTCGTCTGATGTTAGATCCTAACATTTGATCATATACTGTTGAAGTTCCAGCAGGAACTAAAACACCATCAATCGCTTTGTCTAATCCTCTAGTAGAAGCATCATTTAGATATTTCCAGTCAGTCTTGTAGAAGTCATAAGAACCTCTTCTGAATCCAGTAAATCCAAAGTTTAATGCCATTTCTTGTTCGTTATCAAATAAACCATAAGAAGCTGAAGCTGTAGAAGCATAACCTCCACCTGCCATAGCAGCAATCATATCGTCAAAATCAAGAGCAGTAGCTCTAGATAAAAATAACATATTTTCTTCAATAGCACCTTGTTTGTCTAAGTTTTTAAGGATTTCATCGAAATCACCTAAAGCGCCAGCTCCAGGAGCAGCAGCACCAGCGAAACCAGAGTATATATTACCTCTTTTTTCGATAGCTTCAAACATACCTTCCGTACCTTCAAAACCTGCAGTACTTAATGCAGAAGCATTACCATTAGCAAGTTTAGCATCTTCACCTTCAACCATCATCATTTCAAGATAATCTTCAAAACGTAATCTAGTTTCAGACTCAGCTTTTAGATACCATAAGTATCCAGATGTTCCGTCTTCAGTAGCAACTTCAACCCACCCAATTTGAGCAGTATCAGAACCATTTATTTCGTACTTATCTTTGATAATTACAGGTCTGTTAGAGAACTGGGTGAAAGATGGCTCAATAGAACCTTCCATTCCGTCAGTACCTTTTTTAAACTCAGAACCATATACAAACATATTTACATTATTTGTATTAAGTAATCCTGCTGGAACTGTATCAGCTCCGTATATTTGAGCTTCAAACTTAGTTTCATTAGTAGTTAAAGCCGTAACTAAAACTTTCATTGTTACTAAACCTGTAGCTTGGTCAGATAAAAGAACTGTTTGACCAACTCTTACAGCGATTTTTGATAAATTTGTACCGCCTGGTCCTGTTCCAGTTAATAATGGTTCAACTGTAATTTTCGCAGTAGAAGTACCACTATTAGCAACGCTAATGTTAGCAGCTAAACTTTTGTAAGCAACATGAAGTCTATTTTGTTCAGACCAAATTACTTGATCAGAAGTCATAGGCATTTCAGCTCCTACCATTCTCAAGAAACCAGACAAAGTCCTATTTCCGTATCTTTCTACTTCGGCTTCATAAAGTTCAGGTAGATATTGCTGAGCAAAATCTTTACCAGATCCAGTATTAAACTCTAGAAAGTTTGATGAAAGTGCCATTCTCTTTTGCGCCGGCACTATTGACGCAGGGAAACTCCCTCCAGATAAACTCATTTATTTAGTTTTTAGTTTTTATTTTTTGTTTTAATTTTCAACTTAGAACTATCAACGCCAGACACTGCTTTAACTTTTAATCCGCCAATAAAAATATCACCATTATTTTGAGGTCGTGATGACGCTTCTATATTTTTAGATTTATCAACTACATCTTTAATTCCATCGGATTTACCTTGTTCATAAAAATGTTTAGCTATAGTATCAGCATTTCTAGCAGCAAACATAGCTTTGTGGTAACCTTCATGATCGGCCATTGAACCATCTTCATTTAAGAACATCTTAGTGAATTCTGATAACTTAACCTGTGTCTTGCCTACCTCTTGAGCATTATTAACATTATAACTAAACTTTTTTTCTCCTACGTTAAACTCAAAACCTTTGAAATCCTCGGAAAAATATTTGTTAGTTAAATCAATAAACTCTTGCTGTTGTGTGTTTGCTCTTTCTTGTTCTTTGTTGTATCTATTGAAAAAGTCCGTTGCTTTTTGTTGATCTTCGGTTATACTAGGTCTCAACTTGATCTCTTCGTAATATTTATCCTTAGTATCTTCTAAAAAACTCTTGGCATTTGCAATTTCTTCTTTAAAAGCGAGTTTCTTTTTCTTTATATCTCGCTCTTCGTCCAACTCTTTATCAAATCCAAATTGATCTTCCATTATAAAATCAATTTCTTCATTGTCTAAGTGTGGCTTAGTACTTTTGTAATATTCTCTTAATAAAGTATTTTCATCAACACTAGAAATATCAGTGTCTAGTCTTACATAGTCTTTAACTGTTCCACCTGTTTCTTTCATAAATTTAACTAATTTATCTAAACCTTCAGGTAGTTGTAAATCTAATGGTGTTGGTGTATTTTCTTTTACCTCTTCTTTTTTTTCTTCAGTTTCAGTAATTTCTTGTATAATAGGTTCTGTTGATTCTTCTTTTTTTAAATCAACTTCTTCTTTTATTTCTTCTTGTTCTTTTTTATTAAGATTTACTTTTAAAGGAGTGTCTTCTTTAACCAATATGCTTGGTTTTTTCTTAATTTTAAACTCACCTTGAGTCAACTCTCCTCCTTTTGTTTCTTTTATTTCTTCTGACATAATATAATATAATAGTTAATAATTACTCTAATAATCCTTCGGGTATAGAGTCTTGTACCCCGCCACCTTGTTTAAAATCTATAGGTGGTAAATTTAAATTTCTTTGATTTATCATTTCACTCTGTTGAGTACCTTCAATTCTTGTTCTTGTATCTTTTCTATCTTCTATTAGCTTTTCTTTTTCAAAAAGCCTATCTACTTCCATTTGTTTTAGCTCTTTGTCGAACTGAAACTGCATCTGCATCATTTGTTTTTTCAACTCTGCGTCTTGCTGCATTTTGTTAATTTCAAATTCTGATTTACCTTTAGCTATTTGAAGAGTTGTTTCTGCTAGTGCTTGTTGTTTTTGCATTTCAGCTAAAGCAGCTCTTTCACTAGACTCAGCATTTGCTTGAGCTTGCGCTTGTATATTAGCTTGAGATTTTTGTTGATCTTCAGCAGCTTTTTGTTTTCTTTTGATTTTTATATATTGATTAGCTAGCTTTAAGTTTTTAATATCTCTTATTTCTATAGCATCTTCTAAGTTTATAGATTGTGACTGTAATGCTACTTGTATATTTTGTTCTAGTTGAGCTTTTTCTTCTTCATCTGGAACTAACTCTAAAAATATACCAAACTCAAACATGTTTAAATTTTGCATGTCTTCTAGTGTGCCTACGTTGTAAGAACTAATACTTGATTTTAAAGCTTCTTTAGTTAAAGGAAACTCTAGCATATCAGCTATTCTTAAAGATATATTTTCACATGTTCTAGCTGATAGATATAAACTAGCTTGTACTATGTGTTTAGTTGCTGTATTAGAATTAGCAGCAGCAAGCTTTTGTAAGCCTACTAAAGAATCTTTATTTGGTTGACTACCATCTCTAGCTTCATTAAGACCGGTAACATCTCTCATCATTTGTAGATAATATTGATAAGTTTGAATTAAAGACTGCATTTTAGCAGCTCCTGATCCTGACTGTAGTTCTTGTATTGGAACTTTACCTGGGTTTGCTCCACCATCTTGTGTCATAGATCTACCTAATATACTACCAGTTTGAAAATACATATTCAATGCTTCAGCTGGATTATAGTTTGTGCCATTACCTAAATCAACTTCTGCTAATCCATCTACGTCTAAGAAAACACCATCTGGCACTGTTCTAGCTAAAACTTGTTGAAGCTTTAAATGGGTTAATTGAATCATATCAGCAAAACCTGTCATTCTGCTAACTAAAGATTCTATACGGCCTTTATACATTTTAGGAGCACATATGTTATAATTCATATTTACTTTAACTAAATTAGAATCTGGTCTTACCATGTTATTAGCTAATTTCCAACTTAACATCATATCGTGGCCTAAGACTTTTGCTCCTTGATATAATACCTCTATAGATCTTGACACTCTATCAAAGTTATCATTTTCAGGTGGATTAAAAGTATCTGGTTTTTCAATAGCTTTTTCTAAACCAGTGTTAGTTTCTTTTATTTTAAAAACTTGATTACTATACGTTTTATATTCATAATACAAAACAGCTACACTGTTATTGTCTTGCCTGCCATTGAATTGATAGTTATAACTAGCACTACTAGGATATTGTTGTATTGTCTCTAAATCTTTATCATCTAAGTAGGGAAATTCTTTTTTAAGTTCATTTAAACTTATATATTTAACTTCACCCACATACCATATATCTTGAAAGTTTGGATCATCAGTGTATGAATAAACTAAATCAGCCGGGTCAACGTACTTTATAGTAACACCTTCAGACAAATTAAAAGAAGTTTTAACAGCGCCAATACCTAGCACTACTAAATCTTCTGCCATCCTTCTCCTAGTAAGTTCGTATTTATTAAAAGCTAAAGTGTTATTTATAGCTTCTTCTTCTGCAATTTCAATTGATTGCTTATAAGTTAATTGCATATGCACATCTAGCTCTTCCCTATTTTGAGGAAGATCTTCTGGGTTAGAAGTAGAATACATGTTCATACCTGTTACACTCTGTATTTGATCTATAAGTTTTTTTGCTTCTATATCTCTTAGTAGAGATTCTGCATATTGAGTTCTTTTCTTTATTGACTCTGGATCTTGAGCATAAGCTTTAACATCGTATAGTTTGCCATCCATACCATTGACCACTATATCTACAAACTTAGGTATAATAGGTACTGGTTTCCAGTCTAAGTTTAAATAAGATAAATCACCATTAATTGCTAGCTCATCTTTATATTTTTGAACTGTTTGTTCGCCTCTTGCATATAATCTTAAATTTCTAAAATTATTATAATTAGTGTTATACCTGCCTGACACACCAGTTCTAGTACCGCTAAACCAATCTCCTTCAATCGCTCTACCAACTTGCCTACCGTAATCTAAACTTTCTTTAACCTCGTCAGGTACAACCTGATCCGGGAATGAACTGCCATTATAAGTTTGTATTTGCATTTATTTTTTTATTTTAGATAAACTTCCTTCGTTATTATATTTTTTTATACCTAAATCAATACTTTTTTTAGTAATCATAGGCACAGGCGTATATTTGTTTTTATTACAAGCCATAATAGCTAAACCAGAGCTTATAGATGCATCGTGTTTAGTTCTATTATTTATATCAAAAACAGCCCAGTCTTCTAGTGTTTTTTGAAAATACATATCACCATATTCTTCATTAGAATATCCAATATGAGTTTCTATATAAGACTCAATAGCAGCTGCATGAGCTTGCTTAATGTCTTCACTTGAATTAGGTATTCCACCAATTTCTTTTTCTGTTGTAGATAATTTGTTCCAAATTTTGTCCGGTCTGTTTATTGAAAAAGCTCTATAACCTCTACGTTTAAAATAATACAATAATCTAGGTTTATTATTTTCAGCTAGTATTGGCATACCATAAAATATACAAGCCATCAAAACGTCTTCAAAGAATATCTCAGCTGTTTGAGGCCTTGATATATACTCTAAAAAGAAATGGTTAGGTGGCGCATCTTCCATAGAAAACTTAGTTAATCCATGTAGTGATCCATTAGAGCCCTTACCATCAACAGTACCGCTAATGTCGTAACTATCACAGCCAAAAGCTCCAATATGTTCGTTACCTGGATGTTTAATACCATTTTTTATTATAACTTTATTTTGTAATCCTATACTTGGTACCCAAGAAACCATGAACCTACCCTTATTATTAGGATAAAATACAACTCTAGTATCTTTAACGCCATTTACCCATTGGAAATTACCTTTAGAAACTCTACTTGAGTTATTTATTTCTTCATTGTAATCTATTTGCTGGTATATTTTAGTTAAATTAAATATAGACTGTTTTGACTCATCTCTAAAAGCGTGTTGTTCAGTTCTTGGAAACTGTCTATAATATTCATTTAAACTATCTTGATCATTTTTTAATCCTTCAACTTCGTTCTCCCAGTGCTCAATAACGCCTGTTGTAATGTCGTAACCGTCAACTCCTTTGATTGGATTTTCTTCTCTAATGAAAACAGGTAGTCCGTAAGAATCCATGAATCCTTCGTAGTTCCACTCCATAGGGACGAACAGAGAATAGAGTCCAGAAGAAGTTTGTCCGTTACGATTTCGTTTTGTAACGTCTGAATTATAGTATAACTTTTTGAAGTTGTTTCCACCTTTGTCTAAAGAATTTGAAGTTGAGCCCATCATACATTTACCTACGATTCTTGATCCTAGTCTTAATGTAGTTTTTGTAACCCTCCAATTGTTTAATATATTGTCAGGTCTTTCCCACTTACCACTTTCATCATGAGCTAATAGTTTTAGCTTTTCACCATCGTAAGAGTTATCACCAGTATTTTTCCAGTCAATAGTTGTATCAAGCCCGTATAGCTCTTTTAGTTGTTCATTATTTTCAAGCTTTCTTCTAGTAAGTTTGGAAGCTGGAACCCTATACGCCAATTCTGTTTTAGGACGATCCATACCGTCCTGGATCGGTTTGAAGAAAAACGGATAGTTAACGGATATTGGTACGACTTTGTCTGTGAACATTTTTTTAGCATCTGCTCCAGATTTAGATAATATACCGAATCTGGAATCACTGGAAATTGTCGCCTGGTTAACAAGCTCTGCTGAGGACATAAATGAAAATCCAGATCGTCTGTTTTTAAGATAGCACATCCCGTAACATCTGTTATCTGCTTTGCATGCTTCCCAAAATATAAAGAATAATCTATTTGCTTCTCTAAAATCTGGTGCTCCGACATCGATTTTTGACCACTGCAAGTACATGTAATGAGTACCAGTAATATATACAGGACTGCCGTTATTGAAGAAATGAAAACCTTCTTCTCTACGCTTAAATTCTTCGTCGATATAGTCATACCATTTTTCTTTAAAATCATTGTCATATTCCTCCCAATCAAATCTACTTTTAATTCTGTTTAGTTCTTTTGGGTATTCTGCTTTTTGCCAGTATTGCTCCGCTTTTTTTTCGCTTCGTTTATACGGTTTATTTGCTGCTGGTAAAGCAATCCTGAGATTCTGTATTTCAATGATTTGTCCAATTTGTCCAGTTTTACTTATTACTATAAAATCATAGTCGGAATTATAACCATATTCCCACTTTTTGAAACGATTTTGTTTCTTTAGTATTTTAGGATTAACAACATCTTTTAACTCTTTCCAGAGTGTTTGTTCATAGCTCACTTGCTTCTCCCTTCTGCAAATCCTTTAAAAGTTTTTTGTTCTTTAACTTCTTTAGGCTTTTCATTTAAAATATCTTCTTCTATTTGTATTCTAGTTAATATTTCAAAAGCATCAAATATAGCTAACTTTTTAGTTGCAGCAGCATTTTTTAATCTGTCAGCGCTTACATCATCGTCTGAGTCAACAATCTTTTCTTTTGCTACTTTAATAAGTTCCTCAACTGCTTTTTGCCCAGCTTGGATTATTTTCTTTTTCGTCTCCTTGATATTCATGAGTTAAAGCTATATCATTTGATTTCATACAATAAAGTCGTTCACCATTTATAATAAACTCAAATTCAGAGTTTGGTGTAAACGTAATAAGTGTCCCAGGTGTTACTCCTGCAGCTTCTAAGGACTTATTAGTGTATTTTACTATACCAACATTAGGCTGCTCTTTTCTATTCTCTAAAATGCTTTTATTTTTTAAAGGCTTGACAAAACAATAGTTTAAATGAGATTTTAAATTATACATATATATTTGTTCTGGAGAACAGAAATATAAGTTATCTCTAAAGTATGTACTACTATTCTTTTCTACACCTTTCATATTGTAATATCTACGTAAGATATTATGATGAATATATACTTCATCACCAGGTTTTATTTTTGTTTTATAAGCAGCTGGAGTCGAAACTACAACTGCTTTTTTACTTACAAAAATATGATTTTCTATATTGGAATTAATTACTAATTCTTTACCATCAACCAGCTTAACGTTTTCATATGTTTTATCTAGTGGTTTAATGATAAAATGGTATATACTATTCATTAGTACTTAAGATCATACTCTACTGATACGGCCATATTGGAGTTAAATTTTTTCCAAGGTAATACTTCTTCATTTTTAATTATAAAAATATTATAAGAGCTATCTTTGTTTTCAAATATTATGTCACTAATAACGTGACCTCCATAAACTTCTTGACCAGTAGAATAATGCATAGCATCATTTTTATAATCAGATCCTATACTAATCTTTCTTATCTTCGACATCTTTTGTCTCTATCTCAACGTAACTACCATCTTCTAAGTTGATATTAACTGAACCATATTCAGCTTCAAGAACTTTTTTATATTCTATAATATCTTTATTTACCTTGTCTAAACTAGAAAGCATTTTATATTTTTGAAACTCATATGCTCCTATTTCGTGAGATATTCTATTAGCTTCATCTTGGTGTTTTACAATTGTTTCTAATTGTTCTTTTTTTATTTTACTCATTTTATTTTATTTTATTTGATTTGATTTTATTGTTTTAATATATAGCTACACAGTCTGTTCCAACTTTTAATTTAGTAGCTAACATAGGTGTTTTATCACCTACAACTGTTCCTGGTTGTACGTTTTTAAATATAACGTCATTACCAGCTTCTGTTGTAATAGTAATATCTTGTGCTGAAGATTTTCCGTTATATATTACAACACCTCTTTCGCTTGTGTTTGCTATTGCGCCTGTTCCAGCTGTTAAAGCTACGGCATCGTGACCAAACACTCTTGGTTGAGCCATCATATTTCCTTGTAAACCGTCCATTTTTATTTATTTATTTTTGTTATTTTTTCAGCACCACGACTTCCGAAGTATGCTACATAAACTGTTACCAGTAATGTTTTCAAAAGTCCTATCCAAGCTTCATCAACATCGAATTGTAAATGAAAAGAATCTACAGCCATCATAAACACTGCAGATGCTGTTAGGAACACCAAAGCTAAAGGTCTAGTGTTTTTAGACAGCCATGAATCACTTTTCATATCTGCTCTCCATCTACTAGATACTTCTTTCATTTCAGCTATATCTTGCTCTATAAGCTTCATAGCCTGCTCTTTATCTATTGCCTTAATCTTATTATCACTTGATATAAGATTTTTTACCACGCCAAGTGTTCCTTGATTAGGTAGCACATCTCCAAGAGCTTGCAATACCTTAGGAGCTTTGCTTGAAAGAAAAGCACCTATTTTAGTTTCGTTGAATGATTTTTTCATTTAACAAGATCTTTTAGTGCATGAAGTTGAAAACTTTGTAGAAAATTGAGGCTTTCTATTTTTCTTTTTGTATTTTGTTGTTTTAACTTTCTTAGGCTTATATGTTGTGTTTTTCTTTTCTTTCTTTTTTTCAACTACTTTTGTTTCTTTCTTAACAGGTGTTATCTCAGTTCTAAGCTTTGGCTCTGAAGATGTAGTTATTTTAGCTTTTCTAGTTGGTATTTGTTCTTCAACTTTAACGTCTTTCTTTTTATATGCTTTAGCAGCTTTAGTAAAACCTTCTAATGTAGGGTATTTGCTTTTATCTGCTTTTTTATAAGCATCCTCATATCTAACACTACCTTTTGAACCAGGTGAACCACCTTGTTTAGTGGTTGTAGTAGTAAGACGTTTCATACCTGTCTCAGGATTAACATCTGTTTTAGTAGTTTTAGTTACTTTTTCTTTATCACCTTCTCCAGGAGCTGATGCGCCATGCATTGACACACCTATTAAACCTCTTTCGGCCATGTGTTTAAAAGGTTTATTATTGCCTCTATATCCTTTTAATTTGAATTTTGTTGATCCCATTTCTGTTTGTTTTTTCCTTGATTGTTTACTAGCCTTGTAAGCTTCTTTCTCCCAAGGTAACTGTTCGTTGTGTTCGTTTAGATTTTCTCTAGGATAAGTTTTACCTTTCCAGTAGAAGTTTTGTTGGTCATAATCTAAGTCACCATTAGCTTGTTGCTTTTGATGAACTTTTTCATGAGCTATTACATTTTGCTCTTCTTCTGGACTAATACCACTTTGCACTATTATACCAGTATGGTTTGATTTACCTATAGATCCGTCTGTTAAATCTTTTTTATAAACAGCTATGTTCATATTAGACTCATCGTATGGTGATCCTTTTAGCTTAAAACCCATTATTTGTTTTTATTCTTTTTATCTGCTTTTATTTGCTTGTCAGTTAAAGGAACGTCAGCATCTGTAGAAGGTCTTAATTTTATAGTGCCATTGTCACAATAAAACTCTCTTCTTTCTCTAGCAGCTTCTTCTTTACCACCTGGTTTCTTAGCATAGCCTGCTTCCCAAGCTTTCCAAGCTTTTCCACATTTACCTTTACTACCTCTATTTCTCATATTATTTTTTCTTTTTCATAGAAGCACCTTGTGTAAATCTTGCGCTTTTATTTTTTATAGCTTCTTTCTTTTGTTCTGGACTCATTTTCTTGTGAGTTCTACCTTGAGAAACTAACTTATCTGCTCTTTTAGATCTTAGTGAAGCACCATCAGAAGCTAGTATTTTCTTTTGCAAAGCTTCTGGTAAATTCTTTTGTTTACCTTTTAATGGAACTGAAGCTCCATCATTTTTCTTAGTTTTACAACCAAAGTTATTAGCATAGTTAGCCATTTTGACTACAGCCGGAGAATACTTTTTAGTTTTAGATCTCATAATTTTACTAGCAGCTTTACAAGTGTCCATACCACCCATATTCTTTTCTACCCATTTAGTAAACTTACCTTCGTTCTTTTCTTTTATTTCTGGAAATTTCTTAGCCATTTCGTTTATTTTTTATTCATGTTGTAAGGAAAATTTTTATTAAACCATTGCTTACGATCATCGCAACCGCAACCACCTGGTATCATATCTGCAACTTTTTTTATACCTGTTGCCTTTGTAAACTTTTCTATGCTATCGCCTAAACCTCTTGATTTCATAATATTTTATTTAACAGTTCCACCTTCTTCTAGCTGCTAATCCTCTTTCGCCTTTCCAGCTTTTTGATCTAGCACAAAATGATTTTCTACGCTTAGCATCTTTACTACCTGGTTTTAGCTTTGATGGATCTTTTGTAACAGCTGTTTTTAATTTACTACCTGGATTATTACGCTTATATTCATTAACACCTTTTTGTGTCATACCACCACCAGCTTTACCTCCTGTACCCGTAGGATTAGCTTTGTTAAAATTTTTGCCTTTACCTATTGTTCTTTTAGGATCAGCTGCACTAGGACCACCTACTTTTACGCAGTTGTTAACCATCCTATTGCCTTTTTTCTTCATACCTTTTTTAATAAAACCATCCCAACAAGGAGTTGATTTTTTTGAAGGTCCATCTTTTCTTTTTGTTTTTTTAGAACTACCACCACAAGGTCCACCTGTAGCTACATTAATCCAGTTCTCTTTTTCAAACCAGTCTCTTAGCGTAGCTCCTTTTTTACGAGCACCTTTTACATTAGAAGAACTTGATCTCTTGTATTTGCCTTTAGAAGCTGCAGATCTTTTAGCATTGACAACTTTATCTCTTTCAGCTTGACTCATTGATCTTACCTTGGAAGCAGGTAGGCATACTTTACTAGTTCCGCCTCCTTTAACTTTTCCCACGGTTTCTTTTTTTAGATCCGCCACCGTAGTTACCTGGTCCACCAGCTTTAGTACATCTCACACCCCAGCCAGAAGCATAAGCACTTGGCCATACTTTAAATTTCTTTTTTGCTGCGGCTTTACAAGCTGGACTAATTTTTCCCATTATCTACGTTTTTTACTTACTTGAACTTCTTTAACTATCACAGTTGGTTTTCTTTTGTGTAAGTCTTCTAATTTCTTTTGAAGCTCTTGTAACTTACCATCACTTTCTGTACCATCTTTAACTAAACCAGACAACACATCTATTTCTTCAAATATAACATCGTCAACTTGTTCTAACATATTAACTCTTTCTAACATGTCTTCAATGTTCTCGTGGTTCCACTTTTCTTTTAGATCATACTCTAGTCTACCAACTTCTACTGGTGGTAAACCTTTAGCTGCTTCTATATCTTCTTGTAAAGTATAATACATACCAACTAGTGTTGTTGTTAGCATTATTATCCCAATTACAGTTTTTATATCAATTTTAAACTCAGTGTTTTCAGATATTTTCATATTCTTTCGTCGCGTCAAATGATGGGCATGCTTTATTAGCAAACTCATTATGTGAATAAATAATAGCGTCTGGATACATTGCTTTTAATGTTTTAAGCACATGTAACAGACTTTCTTTTTGAACCTCTGTTCTTGTATCTTTTGGTGTCTTACCGTCAGCTTCTACGCCTCCGCAATAACATAATCCTATAGAATTACGATTGTGCCCTTTACAATGAGCGCCTGTTTTATCTATATCTCTACCTTTTTTGATAGTGCCGTCTAGTTCTATATAGAAATGGTAACCTATGTCCGTCCAGCCTCTACCTTCAGTATGCCACTTTTTTATTGTTTCAACTGGTATTTCTTGACCTTCTCTAGTAGCAGAGCAGTGTATTATAATTTCTTTTATACTTCTCATGTTTAAGCAGGATTTTGCCAAGTAAAATATAAATCTTCGTTTACTGGTGTAATTTGTTTTTGTATTTGCGCATCTATATCAGCTTTCATAGTGTCTAAATCTAAAGCATTTTCTAGCCATCCTATAACTACATTTTCAAAAGCCTCAGTATTTTCATAAGGTACAAAAGGATCACCTTCTACATAAGTAAAACCTTCACTACCTATGTTACTTGCTGTGTAAGTTTTTCCTGCAGATTCTTCTGATCCAGTATAAATCCAATGTACTGTGTATATAACATTGTCTTTGCCTTCAGCGTGAATATGTGCGTTCATTGGGTTAATTGACCATTTATAAGTTGTTGCCATAATTATTTCTTTTTAAATAAAACATTGCTCATTGCAGCTCCTTCGTTTACTTTTTCAACATTCATTGTTGTTGTTTGATCAAAATTTGGTCTCGCAGATCCAGTGCCATTGCTTATAGGAAAATCATTAATATTTTGCTGTGTAACTCCAGTAGTATTATTCATTAAAGGTTGTACTTCACTTTCATTTATACTTTGTACTTGATTATTTCCAAATCCTTGAAACTTGTTTGGAAGAGTTTTATTTCCAAATCCTTGAAACTCTCCTTGATTAACCATACTTTCTTGTTTAGGTTCAATCATTTCTTTAGTTCTTTCTGCGCTTTGATCTATCCTATCATTAAAGTTAGAGAAAAAATTGCTAGCGCCATTTTCTTTTTTCATAATTTATTTTTTTTATTTATTAAATACCACTTATGTACAGTATAACCAATTGTTAAAGATAACAAGAGTATTTCTAAAGCCGGTTCTATCCAGTTTAAGCTAGCTAGAGTAAATGAAGATGCATTTAGTAAATACAACTTCAAATCTTCACTTGCTATCATTTCTGAGCGTTAAGAACAGCGTTACCTTTATAAGGCACGTTATCTATTTTCCTAAGAGTAGGCATTATTGTAGAGTTATTTGATCTCATTACTCTTGTACCAACAACGGGCTTGCCGGTGTTCAATACTTTTCCTGCTGGTTTTTGCATAATTTATCCTTTTAAATTTTCCATTTTGTTTTCATCATCTAGTTGTTGCATGATGTTTTTATTCTTTTCTTCTTCTTTAGCTCTAGCTGCTGACTCATTGTTAGCTATTTTCTCTTTTTTAAGAGTATTTAATCTTTTCTTTGCTTTAACAGCGTCAACACCTTTACCTACTAAATGACCAGCAATTAAACCCACGTGACCTACATTTACTTTAACACCGCCTATATTAGCATTTACACTATTGTTAGCTAAATTTTGAAAAAACCTTTGGTAATCGGTTTTTGGAGTTTTAAAGTTATCAGCAGAGCTAGATTGATAACCTTTAGGCATATTACTTTTCATTGAAGCTCCGGAAGGATTACTGTAAGAACTTGGCTGGTCTTTTGCTTCATATCTCGGGTCTAGAGGTTCTGTTTCGTTTCGCGTTAAGCCTAGCGGCTTATTCAAATCTTCAGCCGTAACAGAACTATCATTTCTTGATTTTATTGCTGCTTCTGCTTCATTAGCTTTATTAATACCTGCTTCAGCTACTCTTGATTTTAAATCACCAGCATCTTGGCCTGTTATTTCAGCTGCTTTATCAAAACCATAATCACTCATTCCTTTTGCTTTTCCAGCTAATGACTTTGTTTTTTCTACTGCTTTACCTAACTTCTGGTGTTTAGAAGAAAATTTAGCAAACTTTTGAGCTTTTGTAACACTTTTTTGACCGGCCTCTCCAAGTTTTTGAAGTTTAGGCATAGTATTTTGAGTTAGTTTAACAGCACCTTTTGTTGTTGCTTTAGCCGTTGATGCTGTTGCTTTACCAGTTTTAGCAGCGGTAGAAGCAGCTTTTGCTGTTTTAGCAAACTTACCAGCTTTTAAAGCAACTTTACCAGCCTTAGCAGCTTTTGCAGCCTTTGCTGCTGCCGCGGCTACTTTAGCTGCTTTTGCAGCTTTTACACCTGCCACAGCTACTTTAGCAAGTTTTATACCTCCTAATATGGCAGCTGTTATAGGCTCTGAAGCACCATCATTATGCAGGGGAGTATTTTTAGGTTGTTTATAAGGCATATTATCTTGTTTTGTCTTTGTTAACGTAATCTATTGATTTAGTAATTACTTTATAACTATATCTATTACTTTTTTCTAATTTAGTTGTAGGCATATCTTCTTCGCCTAACATAATACGGTACATGCGACTTATCAGCTGTTTGCACTTGAAGGAAACTTTATATATATGATATTTTTGAGTTGTGCGGTTTCTTTTTCTCCACACTGTGATCCACCCTTGTTTCAATAATCTGTTCCAGCGCCTGTTATCCCAGCTGAATGAGTACGTACCTTTTATAAAATCATCTTTAGTAAACATATCTATAGCATCGAGATATATCAATAGTTCTAAATCTGCATCATTTAAGTCATTAGTTTTACAAGCCCACTTTCTAATTATTCTGTAATGTTTAAGTAAACCTAGTTCTTTTAAATCACTAGAAGTTAACTTTCTCATAGTATAATAACTACATCAAACTCTTTAATAACTTTATATTCTTCTTTATTTATTTCAATATTAAATCCAGATGATTTATCGTAATAAATTTCATCACCTTTTTTTAATACAGATACTTCAGAGCCAGGTTCTATAACCTTAGCTCTTCTATATCTAACATCTTCTCTTTGCTTTTCAGCTAGAATTAATCCACCCTTTGTTTGAACATCAACTTCTTTGATTGGTTCAATTACTATAAACTTACCTACTGCTTTCATGCTCTTATATTATTAATTACACAATCAGTTGATAATATAGTAGTAGCTACTGAAGCTGCGTTAAGTAATGCACTCTTAGTAACTAGTAAAGGATCTATAATTCCGGCTTTTACCATATCAACCGTTTTTCCTGTAACCACATTTAATCCTAAACCTTTTACTTCTGGAGTTTCATAATTTTCTACACCAGCATTTTTTAATATCAATTTAAAAGGCTCTTTGATAGCACAATAAAGTACTTCTTCGCCCATTGACTTAGGTTCTAAATGTTGTGCAGCATTTAATAAAGCTATACCACCACCTGGCACTATACCTTCCTTAATCGCAGCTTTTGTAGCACAAATAGCATCTTCTACTCTATCTCTCTTCTCTTTTAATTCTATTTCTGAGTTTGCCCCAACTTTAACCGTAGCTACTTTAGCTTTTAGTTTAGCTAGTCTTCTTTCTAGTCTAACTATAATATTAGGGTTTTTAGTTTCTTTTATGTTCTTATCTAATAAAGCAATAGTTTCTTTAACTTCTTTATTCTCTGTTAAATCAACTTTTAATATTGTATCTTCGTGGTTTGTTATAGATTTAATACATGATCCTAAATGCTCAGGTTGTATAATATCCATATCATCTCCTAAGTCTTCATTAATAAGTGTAGCACCAGTCACAGCACATAGATCTGATAATACATCTTTTTTGCTGATTCCGTATACTGGTGCATCTATGATGTTAACTTTTATATTGCCTTTAGATTTATTCATGGCCAGCGCGGAAACCACTTGTGGGTCAACATCAGCAATGATAAGTAAGCTCTTACCATTTTTAATAACATGTTCAAGGACTGACTGTATTTTTCTAACATTAGGTATAACTGATTCAACTATAAGAACTAATGGATTATCTAGTTCAGCTGTGCCTTTTTCTTTATTAGTAATAAAATGGTTGTTTTTTAATGCTTGATCATATTGAACACCTTCTATTAATTCTACTACAGTCTCAGGTTGTTCGTTTGTTTCCATCATAACAACTCCTGTTTCATCTACTAACTTAAACGCTTCTCCTATAACTTTACCTAACTCTATATCATTGTTAGCCGATATAGTAGCTACTTGGTCTATTTTTTTACCTGTTACTTTTTTACTATTTTTATTTAAATAGTTTAATACTTTTTTAACAGCACTATCAATACCTTCTTTCATTATTCTACTATCTTCTAGTAAATTGTGAGCTTGTGCTTGATCTAGTATTGCTTTTGCTAAAACAGTTGCTGTAGTTGTTCCATCACCTGCATCTGATACTGTTCGTTGAGCTGCTTGTTTAATAAGTGTCGCTCCAATGTTTTCTATAGAATCTTGTAGCGTAATTGAATTAGCCACTGTTACTCCATCTTTTGTTATTTGTGGCATACCATTAGCATCTTCTAATATAACACATTTACCACTTGCTCCTAACGTTGACCCTACCGCATTAGTAAGTTTTTCAACGCCAGTTAATATCTGACTTCTAGCTGTATCGCCAAAAGCCAGATTTTTAACTAACTTTATTTCTTGCATTTAATTTAATTTAATTTGATTTGTTTTGAATACTACTCGAAGGTTTTAACTACTTTCGGTCCT